TTTATGCCTTAATTGACCCTCGTTCTCACTTCGCCCAAAACGAGGTACGAGTTTTGGAATCGGGGATGCCAAAAAGCAAATCGGGGACGGCGGTACGGAAATACTGAACATCCATATATCAAAGCACACGCCTAGAATTCAGATTTTTTCTAAGAAAATATTTTTTTGCTAAATTTTTAAATATAAGCTATGCTTATGCCCAAAATACTATGGGAAATTTATGTCCATTACAGCGGGTGACATTGCTTATCTTCAATCGTGCTACCCACACGCAGACATAACACCGTTAACTGCACAGCAAGAGCAGTTTGTGCTGTATGTATTACGAGGTTTCACACCGTCTCAAGCGGCGAAAGCTGCAGGTTACAAGAGTTACAACCAGTCTGGGAGTTCATTGATGAAGATGGACAAAATTCAGGCGATATTAGGTCATCTACGGAGTGAAGAACTAGATAATATAAAGGTGACAAGGGATAAGCTGACTATAATGCTATTCGAAGCTCATCGAAAGTCCGCTACTGCTACGGAAGAGATAACGGCGGTGAGAGAATTAGGTAAGATGCACGGACTTTATGAGCCAGAAAAGGTGCAAACGCAAAGTATGCACTATCATAAGGTGGAACAATTAGAGCGGTTAGATGATTCAGAGTTAGTTAAGTTAGCTGGCGCGGATGATTTCGCCTTACCTCCCCCAACAGAGCCATGATCCCGTTAAAAAAATGCAAGAAATGCAAAGAAGAGCATAAAGAGACGCTGTTCAAAGGCGAATTGTGCGTAAATTGCTTTCAAAATGCGGATATCAAAGCGACCCATCGTCGAAGTAAGGCAAAGAACCCTGAAGTAGTGGCTGAATTAGCTGAGAAGAAGCGTGAACGTCATCAAAAAGCGCGGGACAGTCTCCGGGGCAAAACCAAAGCGAAGAAAGAGAAGGAATTAGTTAAGAAAGAGGTCGAGCGGTTACAGCCAGACGCTAAAGAACTAGCTAAAAAAGAGTTAGCGCGGCGGGAGTTGGCTAAGCGACGACTGTTACCGTTCGTTACACGATTTTTCCCAGAATATCAGGCGGGCTGGGTGCATAAGGACATATGCGAGCGGCTTGAGAAGTTCTCAGAGGCAGTGGCGAATAAAGAGTCCCCACGTTTGATGCTATTCATGCCGCCACGCCACGGTAAGAGCCTACTGGCATCGACGTATTTTCCAGCGTGGCACCTAGGTCGTAACCCCACACATGAGTTTATTGCGTGTTCATACTCTGGGTCGCTGGCGATGAGCTTCAGTAGGAAAGTCAGACAGGTTCTGCGGGAGAAGCCGTACCAAACGGTGTTCAAAGAATCGCGGTTGGACAGGGACAGTCAGTCGGCAGAAGCATGGCTGACCGATAAGGGCGGCGGTTATGTCGCGGCAGGTGTCGGCGGTGCGATCACAGGTAAGGGTGCCCACGTTTTGGTGATTGACGATCCGGTTAAGAATAGAGATGACGCAGAGTCGGAGACGGGTCGGCAGTCGGTTAAAGATTGGTACACATCTACAGCGTACACACGGTTAGCCCCCGGCGGAGGGGTGCTGGTGATCTTAACGCGGTGGCACGATGACGATTTAGCTGGATGGCTGCTCTCGCAGCAGGACACCGGCGACAAGTGGGAGGTGATCAAATATCCGGCGATAGCGGAGATCGACGAGCCGCATCGTGAGAAAGGCACCCCGTTGCATGCAGCTCGGTATGACTTAGAGGCTCTCAGACGGATCCGCGCTGCGGTAGGCCCGCGCGATTGGTCGGCGCTATATCAGCAAAATCCAGTCGCGGATGAGGGCGAATACTTCACACGTTCGATGATACGGTATTACACCGAGGAGCCACCTCGCAAGGAGATGAAAATCTACGCGGCGTGGGACTTGGCGATTGGGCAGCGAGAGGCTAATGACTACACCGTTGGAGTGGTCATGGGCGTGAGTACTGAGGACAAGCTGTACTTATTACACGTTGAGCGCGGTCGGTGGAACGGACACGACATCGTAGAGAAGATGCTCGATGTGTACGAAGCGTGGCGGCCAGACATCATCGGGGTTGAGAAAGGGCAGATTGAGATGGCTATCGGACCGTTCCTAGAGAAACGTATACGGGAGCGTAACTTATTTGAGGCGTACTTCAAGGATCTGAGACCGGGTAAACGGGACAAGATGGTACGCGCCCGTGCGATCCAAGGTCGGATGCAGCAGGGTATGGTGCTATTTCCTAAAGACTCCGAGTTCACCACTTCACTTATTAATGAGATGCTCCGTTTCCCTAACGGGGTGCATGACGATCAGGTTGATGCCATGGCATGGATCGGTCTGATGATGGCAGAGTTTAACATTTACAGAGCCCCAGTCGAGAAGCCACCACCAAGCTGGCGTGACAAATTAACAGCGTTCGGAAAAAGTAAGAAGAACGCAATGACAGCATAGGAGCTAAGATGGCCGAATTTGACCCGATAAGTATAGAAGATTTAATTGATGACCCCGAAGGATATCTAGGTACGCGGATACAGGAAGCGTTACCTTTATTAGGTAAAGATCCGCAGGACGTTACGCTACGTGACGTGCTGTCGCTAGCGTTTAAATCCGGCGGAGTAGGTAGGGTAGGTGGCTCGTCGGGGGAGCATATGGCTAAAGAAGTAGCGGAACGGGGGGTACGCGCAGGGCTCGGAGTTAAGGCACAACAGTACGCCCCCCCAACTTTAGAGCGTAAATTTTACCCAGATGCGTTATCGCCACAGGAGGCGCGAGCCCAGTATCGCCGTCGTAAACAACAAGAAGAGGGTTGGTTTGTCGGAGACGACGGCAGACTCTATCAGGGTAATACGCAGTTAGCACCTGACGTACCTAGAGATATAGGAGCGGCACGGCATATGGCTGACAATATGTTGTTCTACGGTATTCATTCGCCCGACCCTAGTACCGATGAGAGCTCGTGGTATCGTAAATTTATGCGAGCAGGTAAAGATGCTATGGATCGAAAACACAACCCTAAATGGGTTAATGGCCTAGCGGACGAGCACTCGTTGACTCCGGGAGAGCGTCGTACCTTAGGATATAGCGGGGACTAAGATGGCTGATGCGCGGGACAACCCTGTATATAACAGGTATGTGCATGATAATTACTACAATCAAACGGGCAGGTTTATAGATAAGATTACTGACCCCGATTGGGAGGATTTAGAACATGCGGACCCCGCAGATAGAGTATATATAGATCGTCATAGAAAGGCACTCCAAAAAAACCCTAGAATGAATGGGGATGGGTCCATCTCGACAGTTTATATTAACGGGGTCACTGGACCTGACGGGCGGATATATAACCTGCCCGGGTATGACTACCAAACAGGGGCGTGGTTAGGAGAGGAAGAGTTGTATGATTACTGGAACTCCAAAGGTAAGATTAAGGACTTCAGTTCTTTTGGTCCTGACGAAGGGCACTTAGCCAACGAGCAAGCCCAACGAATTCATAGTAAGTGGATCGACCCCGATATGGAAGCCTATGATATGGGCGAGAGGGAGAAACACCGCCTAGCTTACAGAGCTATGCAACGTGGTCTAGCTGATAGACAGGGGGGACCAATACAAAACCTATCTAACGCAGATGCCGCAAAGAACTATGCTGGCGGAGCTGATTGGGCGCTTCGTATGCGCGACAGTATGCCAGATTGGTTGCCTAGCGGGGTGAGTAACGGCTTAGCCAGCGGGATAAGTAAGGCTATGGCGCATGGCTATCAAGCCAAAGATCTGGCAGAAGATGTCTTTTCTATGGGTCTCGGTGCTGCGGTAGATGATTACAACTTTGATATCCGAGGGAATATAGACGGGATAGAGGGGGCCTTACGGGATAAGAATACTCACCTGAGAACACCAGATGAATTGATATCTGAAGGTTTAGCCTACGGATATAAGCAACGCTAATATTAGAAAAGGATAACAACGATGGCTACAGAGAATCACTGCGCTTGCGTAGATTGCAAACACAACCAACAAGAGATGTGCGTTTCGCCAGCGATTGAGTTGAGTTATGGCGCAGACGGAAAGACGTGCACATGTAATACATACGAATCTATGGAACAGCAGTTCGGTAGTCAACCTCCTAACTTAGGGTTAGGTGCTCCACAGGAATATTAAGATGGCTAAGACAAAACGAGTTGCAAAGAGTGAAAAGGAACGGCTTATTGCTGATGAGCAATGGCGACGCTACGTACGTGCGCGAGATGGAGGTCATCTAGATTACGTCAGCATGGCAAAAAAATGCGATGAGTTTTATCGTGGGGAACAGTGGAACGACCAAGACGTAGCTAAACTTAATGCAGAAGGACGGCCCACGTTAACTATTAATACAGTGTTATCTACGGTAAATACTGTATTAGGTGAGCAAGCTAATAAACGTGGCGATGTACGATTCCTCCCCAAACGGGACGCGACCCAAGATATAGCTGAAATACTCAATAAGCTCTTTATTCAGATCGGGGATAACAATCAGTTGGACTGGCTAGAGTCTCAGGTCTTTGCAGATGGTATTATCCAAGAGCGGGGATACTTCGATGTTCGAATCGACCACTCCGATCATGTAGATGGTGAAATTCGGATAAAGAGTAAAGATCCGTTAGATATACTTATAGATCCTGATGCTAAGGATTATGATCCAAAAACATGGACAGAATTCTTCGAGACTCGATGGCTATCTTTAGATGAGATAGCTATTAAGTATGGGCAGGATAAGGCGGATAGATTAAAGTCTATCGGTATTAATGGGCAACGATACAGTAAGGATAGTATCGAAGTCTTAGATAACCGCTTCGGGAAGACTCTCGAAGGGGTAGGTTACGAACAACTAAACACCATAGATGACCAAGCTTCTGTAAAATCAATCCGCGTTATAGAACGACAGTATCGAAAGAATGTCCAACACAGAGAATTCGTAGATCAAGAGACAGGCGACAAACGCCCGGTCCCGGATAACTGGGCAGATCAGTACACCGAGGATTTTGCCGCTAAAGCCGGATTACATATAAAGAAGTCCATAAAGCCTCGTGTTCGTTGGACGGTAACAGCAGATAAAGTCGTACTACGCGATGATTGGAGTTTATATAACGATTTTACTATCATCCCATTTTTTCCTTATTTCAGACGCGGAAGACCCTTTGGAATAGTACGTAATCTGATCAGCCCTCAAGAACAACTTAATAAGATTAGTTCTCAGGAATTACATATTGTTAATACCACAGCGAATAGCGGCTGGGTTGTTGAGAGTGGCTCACTTTCTAATATGACGGAAGAGGAACTCGAAGAACGAGGCGCTGAAACTGGGTTAATCATTACCTATAACCGAGGGTCTACTCCACCCGAGAAGATTCAACCCAACCAGATCCCAACAGGTCTTGACCGTATTGCTCAGAAAGCCGCTAATAATATCAAAGAGATATCAGGAGTATCGGACTCCCTAATGGGGTTTGATTCTGCTGAAGTCTCTGGCGTAGCAATACAAGCTAAGCAAGCTCGTGGGCAGGTACAGATTCAAGTACCTTTAGATAATCTGGCTAGAACACGCCATATCATGGCTTTAAAAGTACTAGACCTACTACAAGCGTTTTATAACGAGGAACGGGTTATTCAGATTACAGATTTTCAGAATCCTGATCAGCCGAGAACGCCGATGACTATCAATAAGCAAACTGCGACAGGCGAGGTAGCTAACAATATTACGTTAGGTGAATACGATGTAGCTATCACCACAGCGCCATCTAGGGATACATATAATGACTCACAGTTTGCTGAAGCCATTAGTCTCCGTACTGCAGGTGTCCAAGTACCAGACGATGCTATTATTGAGTACAGTCACCTAGCACAAAAAGACGAGTTAGCGAAACGAGTCCGCGAGATGATGGGTCAAGGCGAGCCGACTGAAGAAGAAATACAAATGCAGCAAATGGTTCAACAGTTGGAGATCAAACAACTGCAGGCTACTATCGGTAATCTAGAAGCTGATATAATGCAGAAACAGGCGCAAGCTCAGCTCAACCAAGCGAAAACTCAGGATATCATAATAGACGATCAATTCGATGTTCAAAAACTCCAAGCAGAGATGATGTCGAAACGAGAGGAACTAATGTTCGATGTCCAGAAACTACAAGCAGAGCTTATGTCTAAACGCGAAGAACTGATGACGAAAATAGAAGTCGCCAAGATCGCAGCGCAATCCCATAACGACACACAACATTAGATAGACCAACCACCAAGGAGAAAACCATGGCACAACCCGGCGAAGATACTATTGAAAATACTGAGGAGATCTCAGAGGACAGGGGTGATGAAGTTACTACTCCAGAACCAGAACCAGAACCGACCCCAGAACCAGAACCAGAACCAGAACCGACTCCAGAACCAGAACCAGAGCCAGTAAAGGAGGAGAAATCAGATGATATCCAGATCCCTAAACAACGACTCGACGCTGAGATTGCTCGCCGTAAACAGTTGGAAGAGACCGTACAACGGATGCAACGTCAAACTAAGCAGGAAGGAGTTAAAGCTCCTGAGTTTGATTTCGATAGTAAGGAGAAAGAATTCTTACAAGCTATGTGGGCGGGAGAAGAGGATAAAGCCTTAGAGATCCGTTCAACTATTCGAGCTGCAGAAGCAGAACAACATCGTTTTACTGCGGAACAATTAGCTTCGACCTCGACTACACAGGCTGAGGCTAACGTACGTTTTAATCAAACCGTAGCCCAGATAACTGCTGAGAATCCGTTATATAACCCAGAACACGAGCAGTATAATAAAACAGTTACTGATTATACTCTTGGGTTACGTGATAAGTTCATGGCAGCGGGTGATGACCCTTCGATAGCGCTTCAGGAAGCCTATACCATTACTAAAGCTCAGTACCCTGAGTTATTTAGTACGGCTCCAGCTACACCGGCGGATTCAATTCCAGCCCCTCGGAAAACGAGTATAGAGCAGAAACTAAAAACAGCTGCAAAACAACCACCCGAACTAGGTGGGGATAGCGGTGTTTCCCGAGGTGAGAATGTACTGGATGTAACTACGTTATCTGAGGAAGAGTTCGATGCGTTACCTGCGGCAACACTACAACGTTTACGAGGTGATATTC